ACACAATCGTACTTTTGTAGCTAACACATATTTCAGCAACAACAAGTCATATTTTTCTGTTAACAATAATTTTGGCAAAGGATCATGTGGGTCAATGTTAATTGCAGAAGTAGGGTCAGGATCAATGATTTTGGGCATGCAGCAATATGGGCGTGAAGTTGAGAATAATGTTGGTGCTCTTTTATTACCTATTACACGTTCTCTGTTTGATCCTTCACCAGTAGAAAGCAGAAAGCTCATTTTTGTGAAACCGCGTGTTGACTTATCTACCAATGGTCTTATGCTCGCACCAAATAAACCAGTTAGTTTAAGCTTTCACCACAAATCGTATGCCAATTTTCGAACTTTTCCTGATTTGTTCAAACCTCGGTGTGAAATTATATATGGCATCACCAAACCTATGACTAAGTTGGTTCCAACTCGATTATTTGGCAAAATTCCGGATTGTATTAAGCGTCCTCCAGATTTTTATGTTGGATGGGGCGACATGGACAAAACAAATTGGATTAGCCCAATGAATGCAGTTGTGGATTCGCTCTGCGATCGACGCGCCGATTATCCCATAGATTTGTTGCGAGATTCTGCTAAAGAGGTCGGTAGCGAAATGGTTAACATGGTTTCACAGTGTCCTCACGCTTATCCGTTAAGTGAAAGCCAATCATTGAATGGTATACCGGGAGTTCGTTTTGTCGATGCTTTCAATGCCAGCACTGGACAGGGTTTACCTAAGCGTGGGAAGAAACTTGAGCACATGATAGGTGATCCTGGTTCTCGTGTGTATACTGAAGAAGCTAGGCATGCACTTGAATGGTTGGCAGAAAAGTTGGCTAAACATGAAAATCCTGGTGTTGTTGCTGACATTACCTTGAAGGATGAACTTAAAAAGGTCACCAAGGATATTCGTGGTTTTGCTGGTTTACCAATGACTTTTAATGATATAATGAGACGTGGTATATTACCACTCTTTAAAGTTATCCAAGAGAATTCATTGTACTTTGGAATTGCCATAGGTGTCAACGCTAACAGTTATGAGTGGAAACACTTATTTTATAAACATAGACGTAGAAAGTGGCATGTTATGTATGATTTTAAGAACTACGATAGATCCCACTCATCAACCATTTTGGCGGAAGCACATGCTATCATGTTCGATATGTTATTTCAACTATATGAAGATGATGCAACCATAGGTGGACAGCTGTGGCATCAAGTCATGTCAGGTGGTTTTGCCATAGTTCAATGGATTCTTTACTGTGTGGACAATACCATTTATGAAGCAGATGGTTCGTTGGCTTCAGGTTTGTTTCACACTGCAATGGTGAATTCAATTATACAGCATATAATCATTCGTATGTTGTGGAAACGTTTTGTAGTTGAATACCCACAGTACCAAGGGAGCTTTAGGCAATGGTGTTCTTTAACTGTATATGGTGATGATGGCATGTTGTCTACTGATGCTAAAGAATTTAATTTGGCATTCATGATTAGAATTGGATCGGAATGGAATCTCATCATTACTGATCCACATAAGCGTGATGAATGTCCAGATAATTTTCCTCCTGAAGAATGGTCTTTTCTTAAACGTTCATTTGTGGTGGATGGCGTTAATGGACGCGTTTATGCGCCATTGGAGAAACTCTCTATTTTAAAATCATTAAATTTTTGGGTATTTCCTACTGAAACGTCTGAATTACAAGGTATGATTGAACGAATTAATCAGAGTTTCATGGAATTGTCTATCTGGAATGATGAAGAAGCTAAAGCCATATACGAACGTGTTGTACATGTGTTTTCTGAAGAATGGCCAGAACATGTTTATTTGTTACATACTCCTGAACAGTCGCGTGAAATAGCTTTTAGACACATGGACGAACCTACAACTTATTCTTTATTCAATTTGTGTGTCCGTAAAGGAATGTCACCACTTGAATACGAGTGCTCATTAGAGTAATTCTTTTACAATTAGGTTATGCTGCCTTGACGACGCAGTTAGCCCTAACCCAAAATGAGAGCTAGTCACTCATGAGATTGGCACACTCATGTTTTATCCTCTCGTAATTATCATGCCGTTTTTCTGTCAAACTTTCGTTGGAAGTGACATTTTCTATGATCACCTAATCACATTTTCTTGTTGGTGTGATTCAGGAAGCGTGGAAATAGTTAAATTTACAATCTGATATGGTGGGTTTGTTTATTGCACACATTCACTGCCGAGATTTAAAAGCAATGCTTCTTCTTCAATGTCCGGTGGTTCCGGCTTAAACGAACCAAATTTACCACTCAGTATTAATACAGAGTCAACTCAGGGTGCGAATGCCAGTCCAGACGTCACCCAATTCACCTCAGATGCTCCGATGATAGACAGTGGATTACCTCCACCCGTTTCAATGGACGATTTATCACCAGTTCCTCCTAGTGCTGAACTTGGTGATTTTCTTGCACGTCCAATAGAAATAGAATCTTTTGTTTGGACTGCAGCTACCGCTTCATTCCACATTGACCCTTGGGTGGATTATATCAACAATCCTACTGTTACTCCTAAATTGGCTTTCTATCGATACATTAGAGGAACCTTAAATATTTCCATACAATATAATGGTACTCCATTTCATTTTGGACGTATTATGGCCTCTTATGAACCATGTAATTGGAATCGCATCTCGAGTGATGGCAATGCTAGACAACATTCCGGCAATCAACATATTCTCTTAGATCCGTCCACCAATGTTGTTGCTCATTTCAAGTGCCCATATGTTTCACCTTACAATTGGATTGATAGGGCTGTAGGGACTAATAGTGTATGGAATGCGCC